ACTTAGGTATAACAAGCTTCTTTTTACCTGAATTTATGAACTTATCTCCCATTAAAGTAATGTCTGGATTCTCTTTTTTATAGTTATCTTTCATGTCATCCCAAAGACTTTGAGAATCAGAAGGTCTAGTGTTATCTCTTGCAGGAGTTACACCTCTGCATTTCATAACTAACAATCTAAAGTTTTCATTCTGTGCAAGACTAGGATTGCTGTTAACCCTACCGCACATCTTCATCAATTCTAATTGTTGTTTAATTTGCACGTTTTCTTTTGAAGTCTTACAGTCTGTACCTAAATATTTTCTGTATGTAAATCTAACATATTGATCTTCATGTGTATTACTATCACTGTAATTATAATTTGTATCTCTTCTTTCTGTGCTTACTTCCATTTCACCACATCTTACACCATACTCATTAAGATATTCGTTTCTAGGATACGCAGGTTCTACAAACAACGCTAGTATTGTTAAAGCTAAGATGAGTAAACCTGTAAAGTAATAATTCATCCTGAGAACCTCCATACATTACCTGTTTAAATCCTTAATATCATAGTCGTGCTC